GAACTTGACATTGAAGACTACACGCACAAGGCGGTTAACCGTTCTGAAGAGCGTGTGCAACAGTTGGAAGCCAAGTTGCGTGAGCGGGATGCGATGGAAGAATTGCAAAAGCGCCGTCAGTCCTTGATGAAAAAAGGTCTGATTGCTTCTGAAGATGAAGTAGGCGATGTGGAGAAAATCATGCTGGAGCAAGGTATCACCAACCATGAAACAGCAGCACAGTATCATACGTGGATGAAACAAGCGGCAGTTCCGACTTCTTCTGGCTACAACCCCCAAGTCATCCAACAGTTTGACTTGAAGGGATACTGGAAGAATCCGACAACTGCTGCTCGTTCAGAAGCTATGAAAGCACTCAATGACCTGCGGAAACCGCAACGGCCCATTGGGTTGTAAAGAGGGTATTTTTTCTAAGGAGGCCTTATGGCTATTGGCGGCGGCATCGTACCAGCGACAGGGTCAAGTCAATTTAATGAACTGACCTACGTTACTCGTAGAGCCTTTATCCCCAAGCTGGTTGTCCAGCTTTACAACTCGACACCCCTCATGGCGGCTCTGATTGCCAACAGTCAGCAAGCCTCCGGCGGTGTGTCTTCCGTAACCGTGCCCGTGCAGGGCGCTCAGTTTGTCAATGCTCAGTGGTCTGACTATTCTGGCTCTTTTGCCCAGCCGTCAGTTCAGCAGGGTGCTTACAACGCTGAGTTTGACTTGAAGCTGATGATTTCTCCCGTGCCGTTCCTCGGCATGGAAGGCGCTGTTCAGCAAGACGCAGCTATTATTCCGTTGATTGAAGCTCGTATGAACGATGCAACCAACGTGATGATGGATGCAATGGCAACGGCGTTGTACAACAACACCACCAACACTCAGCAGTTTATCGGTCTTCCTGCTGCCGTTAGCGCCACTGGCACTTATGGCAACATCAGCCGCTCTGCTTATACGTGGTGGCAGTCCAAGTCTTACGCTGCTGGTACAGTAAACCCAACTCGTCAAAACATTCTGCAATACATTTCCGGCACTGTGAAAAACGGCGCTGAAATGCCTAGCTTTGGTGTTTGCGGTTTTGGCACTTGGACTTTGCTGGCTCAAGACTATGTTGGTCAAGAACAGTATGTCATCACCCCAGGCTCTGGCTTTGATGGCGACAACAACGGCCCCCAGGCAGCATTCCGTGCCCTGATGGTTGCTGGCGTTCCCATTTATCCTGACCCCTACTGCCCAGAAGGTACGGTTTACTTCCTGAACACCAATTACCTGTCGCTCTACATCCATGAGCAAGGTTCGTTTGTGTTTACTGGATTTGAATCCACCCTCCCGAACTGGCAGATTGGTTACGTTGGTGCGGTTTTGATGATTGCCGAATTGGTGAACGTCAAACCCAAGTCGATGACCGTGGTGTCGGGTTACAACTACCTCTCACTGTAAGGAGTCATCATGTCTCTATCAACTAACAAAATCATCCTGGCTGGTGCAACCACCAACGCCGCTGGTGCATATTTCAGCAATGCCACCGTTACAGCTACCAATGCTGGCGCAGTGATTCCTGCTGGCGTGTACGTGATGTTCCCAGCAGCTAACGTGGTTGTTCAAGCAAACAACGGTTCTACCATCTCAACAGTTCTCGCCAACAACACTGGTGGCGTGATTCTGTCTGATGGTGTAAACGTGTTTGCCACTTCCACAATTGCTGGTAACGGCACTGTTGTTCTGTTGGCTACCAATGGTGGTATCAACGTCAGCAGCACCTACGCATCATAAGGAATCGGCATGAACGCAAACCATGTAGGTGCACTTTACCCCAACAACTTTGGTAATTTTCTCATTGGCGCTACCCCCACTCCTATCGGGCTGGGCAACACGGGTAATGCTGTTGCGACAATTCCAACTGTGGGCACAAGCTACATTGTTCGCCGTATCACCGTGTCGCAAGCCAACGGAACAGTAGCCGCCGCAAACGTGACCATCATCAATAGCGCAGATGGTGCAGTTGCAAATGCGGTGTCTAACGCTGTTGTGCTGGCAAACGTCACAGGAGCAACTAGGTATCAGGATTTGAATTTGACGGCTAACACCGCCACTACCATCTATTCTGGTTCTTTGTTTGTTTGTGTGAACACGGCGGCCGCAGCTAACAACTCGGTTCTGGTTGAGGTATACGGCGACATTGTGACGCTATGAGTGTTGTCTACGTAACCAATCGCTCTCCTGACAGGCTTGCAGTAATGTATGCCTACAAGGAACTGGAGTTTCCAGTAGGCAAAACTGTTGAGATACCTTTAGAGGCCGCTCAACACATCTTTGGTTACGGTAAAGATGACAAGGAGTCGTGTCTAGCCCACTTGGGCTGGATACGCCTTCACTCCGAATTGGAACAAGGAATGGAGAAACTGTCTAAATTTGATATTCAGGCAGAAGCTCCCGAACAGAACCGCTCGTTACCCTCGGCGGTTGGCGTAGTACCTCTGCGGCTTGAGAAAGCCGCCGGGGGAAAGGTCACCCAAAGGGCAGCTTAAAATGGAAGCCAAATGGCAACTCTCACTTCCTACATCTCGGAAGTCCGGCGGCTCTTGCATGATGCCAATGGTGTCTTCTGGTCAGACGCTGAACTAACGGACGATATAAATAGCGCCCGTGAGAGAGTAGCGAGAGATACTGGCTGTTTACGCACACTTCAAATTTCAAGCACACCCATTTCTAACACGGGTGTACCTGCGACTATCTGGACTGCTGGCGCAACTGTCACTGCTGGACAGTTTGTTTTCAGCGGTATTTTCATTTATGCGGTTGTTACCAGTGGTACGTTAGGGACTGTGGCTCCTCCATACCCAGACGATAACAACACATTCCCGCCCACCACTGCGTTTACAGATGGCACGGCAACCTTGCAATACTCTGGCCCTGCTGAGATTATTCCGTATGCAATCTTGAGTACGGGAACAACGCTGGACATTCTGAACATCACGTTGTACTGGGGCAATAGCCGCCTTCCATTGCGCTATTTGCCTTGGTCAAACTTCAATGCCCAGTTGCGGTATTGGCAAAACTATGTTGGCAGACCTGTGTGTTTTTCAGTCTATGGACAATCTCAGATTTATATCGGGCCTGTGCCTGACCAGTCGTATCCCATAGAGATTGACAGCACCATTCTGCCAACGCCTCTAGTCACAACAAACCCGTCTGCAACAGACCCTATCAATGACCCCTACACCACGCCTGTAGCTTTCTATGCGGCTTACAAAGCCAAGTACAAAGAGCAGAGCTACGGTGAAGCGGAAATCTACAAGCAAGAATATCTGAAGCATGTGAATGCCGTGCTTAACAGCACCTTCACACGGCGCATCCCAGACCCTTACTCTAATCCGTACTAATCATGGCAGCAGCAGAGCAAAAAAAGTCCTATGCTGTCATCAAGAACTTCAAAGGCCTAAACACAAAGGCTAACCGAACGGCAATTGATGAAGAAGAATTCTCCTGGATAGAGAATGCCCAGCCTATTGGGTTTGGCAACATCAAAATTGTTCAGGCTCAGTCTGCCGTGCTGGACTCTGGTGGAAATGCAGTTGTCTTTGCTAACACCACAACCGCACTAGAGTCTGCCAACATCAATGTCAGTGACTACCTTTTGTCTTTTGAGGACAACGGACGGGCTGAATACTTCAATCTGACCAACTCTACCAAGGGCAACGTGGCTGTGACTGGCACGTTCTCCAGTGCCAACGTATCTACCGCCCAATTCAAAAACGAGCGTGTCATCATTGGTGACCCCAACAAAGGCTTGTTTAACTGGAATGGCACAAACCTAGTTTCTATGGGGTCTGTTGGCTCCATCGGCATTACAAACCCAGGGTCAGGGTACTTGTCTGCACCTTCAGTTGTTCTCAGCGCCCCTAACGAAACAGGTGGTGTCCAAGCTACAGCAGAAGCAACCATCACCACGGGTGCTGGCGGTATCACCAGCATTAACGTGACTTCTGGAGGTTCTGGTTACACAGCCGTTCCGGGGGTGACTATCACCGCTCCAGATGTACAGGGTGGTACACAGGCCCAGGCAGCGGCAACCATATCTGCTGGTGTAGTTGTTGCGGTTACGGTAACTGTTCCAGGTTCTGGTTACTTGAATGTTCCCACCGTTGGCTTTTCTTCTGGAGCAGCCGCAGCAACTGCGGTGTTAACCAAGGGTACGGTCAACTCTATCACCCTGACAAACGCTGGTACTGGCTATACCTCGCCGCCTACAGTGACTCTGACGGGTGGAGGTGGAGTAAATGCGGCAGCTATTTGCCAGCTTGTGACGTTCAAGACAGGAACTCTATCTGTACTGGTGACCAATGGCGGTTCTGGCTATGGGGCCAGCGGCTCTTTCTTTGTCACAGTTACTGGCACTGGCGGCTCTGGCGCAAATGCAACTGCCATCGTGAGCGGTGGTGCGGTTACACAAGTGATTATGAATAACCCTGGTAGTGGTTACACGGCTGCTGGCACGGTTACTTTTGGTGGCTCTGGTTCTAACGCTGCTGGCACGGTCATCCTTAACAGTGATGAGATTGCTTCTGTTGCCACGTTCTCAGGCCGCACTTGGGTGGCAGCAGGGCGTACTGTCTACTATTCTGCGGCTGGTAGCTACAGTGACTTCACCTCTGTGTCTGCCGGGAACTTCCCGATAACAGACTCAACGCTGCACGGCAACATCAAATCCCTGTTGTCGGCAAACAACTTTCTCTACATCTTTGGTGAAGACAGCATCAACGTCTTCTCTGACCTGCGTGTTTCTGGCACGGGTACAACCCTGTTCACAAACACCAACGTCAGCGCCAGCGTAGGTAGCAACTTGCGGTATGCGGTATTCCCATACTTTCGCAGTGTGCTGTTTATGAACAACTACGGCATTTATGCCTTAGTAGGTTCTACCACCAGCAAGTTGTCTGACCAGCTAGACGGCATATTCCCGTACATAGACTTCACCCTGCCCGTTACTGGCGGTCAAGTGTTAATCAACAACATCCTGTGTGCGGCATTCAACTTCTATCTCAAATCCACTTACCCGTTTGCCACGGGTGGGCGGTTTATCCAGTGTGTGTTTTTTGAGAAGAAATGGTTTGTCACCAGCCAGGGTGCGCTGACTTACATTAACCCTGCGCCTGTTGGCGGTGTCATCAACATGTACGGGGTTGCAGACAAGTCTTTGTTCAGGCTATATGCCAGCTCCACAGCTAACGTATCCAGCAAGATACAGACGGCTTTGTCGCCCATGAAAGACCCCATCCGTACCAAACAAGCTCTGAAGTTTGGTATTGAGGCAACGCTTACTACTGGTGGCACATTCAACGTGACGGTGGATAGCGAAAGTGGCTCTAGTCCTACCTACGTGCTGAACAACTCTGTGACTTGGTACAACAATTCAGGGGTGGCACTTACTTGGAAAAATAATTCCAATACCACTATTGGCTGGTTGACAAGTAACGGTTATGCTCTTTATAAATCAGATGCCCAGCAATACGGTAAGTATTTGGGTCTGACAATGACTTCTACAGACCCAGGGTTTGTAGTCAACACGTTTGAATTTGAACATGAACTACGAGTGAGGTTCTAACATGCCCGTACCATATACCTTTGGCACTGCAACTGCTGCCATTCCTTTGTCCCAGTTGGACACAAACTTTGCCACAGCTATAACGCTTGGCAACACTGCTGTTTATCTGGGAAACACGACAGGTTCTATTGGTAACCTGACGCTCACTAACGTCACCATTAGCAGTGGTGAAGTCACTGCTGGCAACGTAAGCGTATCTGGCAATGTTACTTTGTCTGGTGGCACAGCCAACGGCGTGGCCTATCTCAATGGCTCAAAGGTGCTGACTACGGGTAGTGCGTTAACTTTTAATGGAAGTGCGTTTGCAGTCACTGGAACGCTAAGTGCTACAGGCCAAACAAGTCTTACAGGCGGTGCACTCCGTGTATTTGGAGCATTAGATGCCGGTCAAATATCAGCGGCAGTAATGGACTGGCAATCAGCCACCAACAACGCAAGATTTTTATCTTATGGCCCATCTGGTACTGCGGGTGGGTTTTCTTGGACTAGCGTTATAGGCGGCGGTGCTGGAACCCAAGCAATGACCCTTGATGCAAGCGGTAACTTGGGTATTGGGACTACAAGTCCATCAGGAAAACTACACATTCAAAGAGCATCTTCTGGCAATTTAATATATGCAAACGATGGGGTTGCAGGTGGACTTACTGTAAGTACATCCGGCTTTGGTTGTTATTTAGATACGCAAAGCTCTGCTGGATTTTTTGCATTTACAAAAAATGGCGGCGCAACTGAAACTGCCCGTATCGACTCCAGCGGTACTCTTTCTCAAACAACTTCTGCATCTAACAACTCATTCCAATCAAATAACTCAAACGCATCTCCTGTTGGCGTATTGATTCGTTATACAACAGCGGCTCCTAACAATACTGGCGCAGAATTTTTAGTTTGCAATGACAGCGGAACCACCCGAATGACAATTCGCTCCAACGGTGGTATTGCCAACTACTCCGCAAACAACGTCAACTTGTCTGACCGCAGAGAAAAAACAAACTTTGCTCCCGCTGGTGACTACCTTGCCAAGATTTGTGCTATCCCTGTTCAGACATATAACTACATTGACCAGAACCTTGAAGAAGATGATGGACTGACGCTTGGTGTAGTGGCTCAAGACGTTCAAGCCGTTGCACCTGAGTTGGTCATGGAAAGCAACTGGGGCACTAAAGAAGAACCAAAAATGCGTTTGTCGATCTACCAAACCGACTTGCAATATGCGCTTATGAAGTGCATTCAAGAGCAACA